GTTACCATTCCTACAGGCTCAGGTTATTCAGCTTCTGATTTTGACGATAAAACTTTTATGATAACTGAAGTAGTAAATTCTACTTCAGTTACTATTACTATGGGCTCCAATGCCAGCGCAACCGCTACGGATGGAGACTGTTCTGTTAAATGGTATTACCCAGTAGGCCCAGCTGAACAGGTTGGAGTTTATGGATATGGAATATCACAATGGGGAGGTAGTGTAACCAATCCTCAAACGACAACTTTAGATGGAGCCTTAGGAGACGATGTTTATGGAACCGGAGGATCAGGAACAAGCATTACTTTAGATTCGGTTACTGGATTTCCAACTACGGGTACAAATTATATTTTAGTAGGCACAGAAGAAATTTCTTACACGGGAGTTTCAGGAAGTAATCTAACAGGAATAAGTAGAGCTGCAAGAGGAACAACAAGAGCCGCTCATTCTGATGGAGCAACGGTTACTAATTATAGTGACTATGCTGCATGGGGTCAAGCTGCAGCAACTACGGACAAAGTTGCAGAACCTGGTTTATGGTCCTTGGATAACTTAGGATCAACCCTTATTGCTTTAATTTGTAATAGTGCTGTATTTGAATGGGATGCAGATGCCTCTAATGCAACAGCAACCAGAGCTACTATTATTTCTGGTGCACCAACAGCGTCTAGAGATATGTTAGTCTCGACTCCCGATCGTCACTTAGTTTTATGTGGAACAGAAACAACCATTGGTACACCAAGTACTCAAGATGATATGTTTATAAGATTCTCTAACCAAGAGGATATAACTGACTGGGCACCTACCGCAGTCAATAGTGCTGGCACACAAAGACTGGCTGCCGGCTCACGGATCATGGGAGCTAAGCTCGGTAGAAATGCAATTTATGTATGGACCGATACTTCATTATTTACTATGAGATTTGTTGGAACTCCTTTTACTTTCGCCTATGAACAAGTGGGAACGAACTGTGGATTGATAGGAAAGAATGCATCTGTCGAAGTGGATGGTGCTGCGTACTGGATGTCTGATAATGGTTTCTTTAGATTTACTGGTAAACTAGAATCGATGGACTGTTTGGTTGAAGACTATGTTTATGATGATCTTAACACAACTTCAAATCAATTTATTTATTGTGGAATTAATAACCTGTTTGGAGAGGTGATGTGGTTTTATCCAACGGCCGATTCCAATGTGGTTAATAGATGTGTAGTTTATAGTTATCTAGATTCAACTCCGTCGAGACCTATTTGGTTTACGAACGCCAGCTCAACTTTTCCACGAAGTACGTGGATAGATTCTGCTATCTTTGGCTTACCTCATGCAACAGCCTATGATGCAGGTACTGATACCTGTGATACAGTAGGAAACACGGATGGAACTTCAATTTATTATGAACATGAAACAGGAGTGAATCAAGTTAAAGGTGGAACGACCAGCGCTATTGCAGCTAATATATTATCTGGAGATTTTGATATTACTCAAGATCAAAGACAAGGAATTACATTCAGAGGAGATGGAGAATTTATAATGAGAGTCAGTAGATTTTTACCAGACTTTATAACTCAAGCTGGCAATACAATAGTTGAATTAGATTTAAGGAATTTCCCTAATCAAACAGCAGCGAGCTCTACCCTAGGACCTTTTACTATTACTTCGAGCACTAATTATCAATCGTGTAGGGCAAGAGGTAGATCGGTTGCAGTAAAGATATCTAACACGGCGATAGATTCTAATTGGAAATTAGGAACTTTTAGATTAGATGTACATGCAGGAGGAAGAAGATAATGGCCAAGATAGTTCAATCATTAACCAGAGCAAGCGATGACTATAATGCAGACGTAGCACACTCTTTAGTAAGGGATTTAGATGCTGTATTAGAAAAATTAAACACTACCTTTCAAGAGGAATTAAAACAGGAGATAGAAGCTAAAGCCTTCTTTTTAGAATAATGGCAGTAGTAAACCAATACGACTTTGTAGGAATAGATAATGATACTACCAATGCGGAGCTTAATCCTTTTGGTGCGGGTAATCCTTTAGTTAGTGAAACCTATATTATTAAATCTATACTGGTTACTTCTGAAGGAACACCCAGTGTAACCGTTACTAATAATGCTTTTACAGCTATTAAATCAGCAGCTTTAACAGCAAATACAACAGTAGAATTATTAACCCAACCGTTAATAGTAGTAGGGGGTACGACCCTTACCATTAAAGCAGGTAGCGCAGACTCTTTTGATTTTGGAGTTAGCTATCTAAACATTAAAAAAGAGGTAACAACATAATGAAAGTAATAGAACCCAAAGAAATAATCACAACTATTTCTAACAAGAAAACAGGGGAGAAATATAAGGATGAAGCAGCTTTAAAAGCTGCCAATATTCCAGAGGAAGATGTGCAAAGAGATGTCAGAGTAATCATGCCAGCTCTTGATTTGTTTTCAAAAACAAAGTAGTATAATAAACCCAGGAAAAATACCTGCTCTTTAACATTAAATATACGGATAAATATGGCTATAACAGATATTAACATTTCAGAACAATTACAAACAGACGCTCCTTCTATTAGATATACAGGGAACGAAGGTCCTCAAGCTTCTCCACAGCATCAACAAGAACAGATGATTGCTCAACAGATATGGGAAGCTCTAAGTCCTGAACAACAAGGTCAGTTTCAAAGCTTTGAACAGTTTTTTCAAAGTGGAATTTGGAAACAAATCCTACAGCAAATGCAACAGGACGAAGCACAACAAGGAATCGGGAGCCTCGGACCTAATCAAGGTTCTCCTGGTATTATGGATCGAGCTACAACTGATCAAGAAGTTGAAGATGCTTATGGGGTACCTATGGGTGCAGCGCATGGTGGAAGAATAGGTTTGTATCAAGGTGGTGGTCCACACTCATCTCCAGCAATTGAGGCGTATTCAAGTATGGGTGAAACTGATGAATCGGCACTTATGAAAAAGATACAACTTTTAATGAGTGAGTTTGGATTATCAAAAGAAGAAGCTTTCGAAAGGGTTGTTCCACAATTTAGAAAACCCAGAGATCCAAGAGAAGAACAAATAGGAATCGAGACTTTACGAGGAAACATCTAATGCCTTTCCAATCAGAAAAGCAAAGAAGATACCTATGGGCTAACGAACCAGAAATCGCAAGAGACTGGACCGATACCTATGGAAGTAGAATTGAAAAAAATAGTGGTGGGATATCACAGCTAGTTAAATCAGGACCAGGGAGACCAGGATATCGTGGTGATGATGCTAGAAAATCAGCGGCGGCAATGGGTAAAGGTGCTATGGGAACAGCTAAACATGGAGGCACTGACACTGGTGGTGGGGTTAAGCATCATCATTCAGTAGATACTAAGGAACAGATCAAAGAACAAAAAAAGGCAGACGTAATAAATCAAAGAGCCAGATTAAGAGATGAAGTTAGAAGACAAGAAAAAGAAAAACGAGAAGAAAAAGTAGAAGTTTTTAGACATAAAGCTCTAAATAATCCTTTTAATAAAATAAAGAGGCATATACCTTATATTGGACTGCTTGATAAATTCGTTGGACCAACCTATCATAGAGATTTCTTTTTAGATGAGGTTTTAGGTAAAGGATATTATGAGGGGATTAGTGAAAAAGATTTTTATGATCTGTCATCTGTAGAACAAGAGAAAGCATTAAAAGATTATAATAGAGCTAGAGGTATGGGTGAAATAGATGCTTATGGAAGGCCTATAGGGCCAAAACGTGGCGATGGTCAAGGCGGAGGATACATGGGTTATCCTAGTTATGAAGCATGGAAAGCTGCACAAGGTCAAGGTGGCACAACTGAAGTCGCTGAAGTAGTAGAAGATGTTCCATCAGCATTTCAAACATCACTTACAACAAATGCAGGCACTCCTAACTATTACGTAGGAGACAATCCACTAGCATCAAACATAGCATGGGGAAAACAAGCGGGCGTCGACCCAAGAACCATGGGTATTTATAACCAATCTGGCCCTGCGTGGTTATGGGCAGCTGAAGGTGGAAGAGTCCCGGCAGCTTTCGGTGGTATCATGGATAGCTCAACAGGAAGAAGAGCTTATGGTTTAGGAAGTATATTTAAAAAAATAGGAAGAGCTGCGAAGAAAGTTTTAAAAAGTGACATAGGTAAAGCTGCGATAATAGCAGCAGGTGGATATTATTT